CCTAATTTGTCCATCACAGTATCATGGCTCAAAACTCCACCGCCATATGCATTAATCCATTCAAACGGATTAAGAAGTTGTTTAAAACTTTCCTGAAGATATTGCAGAAAACCGCCTTTTTCATACGCTTTTTCTAAATTATTAGCATCTTTTTTTATGCTATCTTTTCCAACCGTAAAAGATAACGTTGCCACTACTACAGCAAGTGAAATAGGAATTGCATAAGAGAGCAATGATTTTACCGCCGTTGAACCAAAAGCGGCTGTGAATTTCGCTCCTATTAATTTTCCAATAGTCTCCTTGAGAAGTTTCCCTGTTAACAGTTTGCCTGCAAGTTTCAGAGCAAATGCTCCAAGAAGAATTTCAACTGTCTCAATATCAATGTTTGAAAGAAAATCTTTTACGCCTTTCCAAACATCAGACCACTTGATATTTTCTATCATGGTCTTAATCGTCTTGTAAACTCCCTGTACCCAAACATTTATATCTTCTGCAAGTGCCTTAAAATCAAATGTCTGGAAGAATTTATTTATTCCCTCTGCCAGTGATTTTCCAAGGTTTGACCAGTCAAATGTCTGGCCAAAGGAAAGTGTGGCATAAATCGCCGTATTCAGTGCCCCGGCAATCGTTTTTCCTACATTTCCAAACAGTCTCGGATTGATAAGACCATTAAGGAAATCTGCCAAGCCTTTGCCGAAATTTCTTGCCTTGGAATAAATCTTATCCCAGTTGATAGACTCCATAGCTTTTGATAAGGCATCACTGATGTATTTTCCAAGCTGTTTCAGATTTTTAATATCACTTTCGTAATTTTTAAAAATAGTATCTGTCTTGACAAGTTTACCGCCACTGGCACCGCCTGATGCGCCACCGCCGCCGGAACCGCCCGAACCTTTTTTACCAGAACCATCATTTGTTGTAATCAGTTTCAATTCATCAAACTGACGGACACCCTTATTCATTTTGTCAATGTTCTTTGCCGCCTGTCCGGTATTGTCAGCAACATCGCCTGCGCTCTCTGCCGCATCTGAAAAACTATCTGCAAGACCTGCACCGGAATCCTCATATTTCCATCCGAAGATTGCGCCTAAAGCGTTTGTAACCTTTGTAACAAAGCTGATAACAACCAGTAAAACGGAATTGAGTGCTTTTACGAATGGTTTGAAAGCATTGATTAATGCTCCACCAATAACACTGCCAAGCTGTTCGAACGACTGTTTTAAAATTCTGATCTGGTTCGCCCACGAATCAGCCGTACGCGCAAAGTCTCCCTGCGCTGTCTGCGTATTGGCAAGGACGTACTGATACCGGAGCATTGTCTTTTCAGCCTGTGACATAGACTCGATATCAGAATCTAATCCCTGTTTCATCGCCCACTCTTTAAGGGTTGCCTGTGTAAGATCAAGACCGTAATCTCTTAATGGACGTGTCTGTCCGGTAAATATTGCAGCTAAATCCTGCGACACAACATCCTGATCTATGTTATACAGAGATGCCATATCAGCAGTTAATTTTGTTAAATTCAAAGACACATCAGCCATGGAATCAGACAAACCAATATAGCCATCTGTCTGTTTGTTCAAAAACTCATTGGCTTTCTTTATCAAACTGCTGTCAATTCCCATGGCTGTTCCCATTGCTTGGAATCGGCTTGCCGTCTGTTTCAATGTCAGTTCTGACATACCAAACTGACGTATAGAGTCCTGTGCAAACTCATTGACTTTTTTTGACATGTCACCAAAAGTAACATCAACAACGTTCTGAACCTCTGTTAATGCCGATGATATGTCGATTGCATTTTTTATTCCTCTGATCGCTCCGTACAGACCAAGATAAATCCCCATAGAGGATAAAATCTGTCTTGTGAATGACTTGAGTCCGATCAATGCTTTTCCTGTGGATGTCTTAAATCCAAGGAAAGAACCGGAAAGATTACTGATGCTGTTATTTAATCCAGTAATCGCACCGCCAGATCTGTTTGAAAGATTTCCAAGTGCCTGTGTCATTTGTAAAATATTTGCGCTTACATTTGGTGCTTTTGAGAGTGTCTCAAACAGATATTTAAGGTTGTCAGCAAGCAAAGGTATATTTGTTACTGCACGTCCGCTTGCAACGCTTCCAAGCCTTGATATGGCTGTTACAAGGTTGCTCATATTGGTCATATCAAAATTCAATGCACCTATCTTGTTCATCTGGCGTACAAAGTTTTGTAACTGCGCAGATAAAGCCGGCAGATTCTTTGTCGCCTGTGTAGATGCCTTGCCACCAATTTTTGACAGTGCCGACACCATGCTTGTGAGTCCGCTTGTATCAACAGCTTTAACACTTGCTATTCCAGATGCAAGATCTCTCACAGCAGAAGATATTCCGTGGATAGAATTTGCATCAACACCAGAAAATTTATTGAGTGCCCGCACCATTGATGTGATTTCCGAAGATTTACCACCTTTGAACCCGGTAGCTGCATCGGAAATGCTTCTGATTCCGCTTGCAATATTTGAAAGTTTTGCAGTGTCAAACGATATGCTTTCCCGGAGCCTATTCATGCTGTTTACAAGGCTTTCTATGGAATTACTTGCTTTTGCAGAGTCAGCTTTGATTTTTATTTGTAATTCATCAATGTCTGCCATATATGCACCAACTTTCTATGCAAAATAAAAAGACGGTAGGCTGTGACACCTTACCGTCCTTGATCTACTCTTTTAATTTTTCTCTTGTAACCGGTCCGCATTTCTTATCTACTGTAATTCCGACTTTTTTCTGGAATGTTCCAATACCGGTCGCCGTATCATTTCCAAGAATACCGTCCACATTACTGTTTCCCTTTTTATCTTTTTCATCTAGGCATCCGTGATAAATAAGCTCCGTCTGAAGCCATCTCACATCATCCCCTCTCATGCAAGGGAATTTTTTCTTTAAAATCCTTACAGGTTCCGGGTATGGGTTTAAATGATCTTTTACATTTTTTCTAGGGTTTCCGCTTGTCACAATCGCTGTATGACCTTTGGTTTTTGTGACAAGAACATCTCCATTGTAAAGAACCATTCCTGCCGCATAACCTCCAATGTCATCAAACATGCCACTAGAAAGAAGTACAGATTTTTCATTTGCTGTAGTGAAATTACCAACATCTTTTCCAGTTGCATGAATAATGCATGCCCGTACCGTTGTGCCGCAATCTGCTTCTGTTTTTACTTTTGAATTAATACCATATTTGACAATTCCAAGCCGGTGTCCCTGACAGTAGCCAATATTATCATTATTGCACGCTGTAATCATTGATTCTGCCAGTTTATCCGCCATATCTTTTGTTTTTGGCCTTAACACATACCATCCTTTTTTATGAACATAAAAGTTTTGCATACTTACTTCTGTTCCGGTCTGATCTCCCGGTCTCCCACCGGTCAATTTCCCATTTTCATCATGTCTTGCAGATCCAATTCTCATATTTATACCTCCAAGTTCTTTTCTGGTTTTGGGTGGCTCAACTCATAGTTTGACTGCATAATTTTGAGCTTTGCCACAAATAGCTCTCTCTGTTTCTTAATTTCTTCTTCCGTCATTTCCGAATCATCTTTCCCTTGTTGCTCATTAATTGGTTTTTTAATATACTTTGATTTTGCTTTTCGTCCGGCAAGGCAATGTTCTACTGCCACCGATACCGCAGACAATCCGTATGTTCCAAACCACATCCACATCTCATCGTCTCTTTGCTTTTTATCTAAGTTGTAAGCATCCGCATAAGGCTGTAAATCAGTCGGACAGGACGTGTCTATGTCATGCACAGTAAATCCGTACCCCTTTGTAACTAAAAGCCAAAACTGGCGGATTTCCGTGCAATACGTTTCCCATGTAAGCTCTCTCTGTTCTTCTACTTTTTCCTCGGAGTTTTCTTCGCCGCTTCTTTCTGCTCTGCTTTGAGCAGTTTTGATAAAAAACCATTTTCAAGTAACTCTGCTAAAAGTGCATTGTAAAGTGCCTGAACATCTGCATCTTCTCCGTCAAAGTAGTCATCCAGCATGGCATATACTTTTCCAAGCTGCTGTTCCTTTTCTCCCTCATTGTCCGGATTGTATCCAAGTTCCTCTTTGTGAAACTTCTGCGCGCCTACAAGGATTAACTCTGGAAGAAATAAAAGGATTTCGTCAACCGCTTCGATATCTTCCATCTGGTCTAATTTTGCTACTTTCTTGATAATTCCGCTTTTCACGGTTGCTTCATATCCAAACTTGATCTGTAATTCTTTCTCGCCAAATTTTAATTTTGTCATTTTCTTTCCCTTTCTCCCTCTCATATAGGGAAAGGGCAGTCCGAAGACCGCCCTGTTCTTTTAAATTGTTTCTTCAAGCTCTGGCTCGGTTGTCTGGTTATCGTCAGCCGATCCAACCGAACTATTCGACTGACGTGTTATTCCCCCGGTGTAAAAGCTACAGCGGTGTCCATGCCCTTGTATTCTTCAATGGTAAGATTCATTTCAACCGTCAAAAGTTCGTTCTGACCAATCTCCGGCTGTGGAATCTGCTCTGGCGGCTGAGCCACAACAAAAAACGCGTCGGTAAATCCCGGGATAATAGTTTCAAACCACATTCTTTTCCCGCCGGAAAGCGCCTTATACGCCGTGATAAGTGCTTCCCACTCTTCCTTTGTGGCATCCGTAAGGTTTACCGTGATAGGGAAAGAGCCACCGGTATCTGCGCGACCCTTTACATATCTGGTAATAGCATCTTCTAATGCAGATGCGTCAATCTGTTCCGGCTCAATGTTGATACCGCCGATTGCGTTAATTCTTGTAAGCTGTTTAAACGATGTAGGCTTTGTTCCGGCTGTGGTTTCTGTTCCATAGCCAAACGTAATGCCTAACGTAGACAATCCTGCTTCTGCCATTTTTACCTCTCTTTCTACCGCCAAATAATGCGGTTATCGGGCGCATCTTTTTGCACCCGGTGCATAAAAAATAGAGCCTTTCGGCTCTTTTACATCAATCTGTCGTTGGCTCCGATTATCCGCCGGAACCTTGCAACGCTTCTAAATTTTTTCTCACTGTCATTTTTAAACTCCGGCATTGCTGTGATTTGAAATCGCATCTGTTTAAAGGCATCAGCTAAAATAGCCATAATCCCTTTTGCATCGCTCTGCTTTGTGTTTGTAATGACGTCAACCTGTATTGTTTCCTGCACCGCATTTACGGATGTGCCCTCTAAATCTGCCCCACGTTCAAGCCCCGGCATCTCGTGAATGTAAATGGTCGGGAAAACAGGGTCTTTATCAAGGTTCTTTTCAACCGTTGTAAATGCAGTGTCAAAATTCATGCTTTTGTATTTTTTCTTGAGTTTTGGTTTGGCTATCGTTGCAACATTGGAGAAAATGTTTATTTCAAGGTCAAATACCCACTGGTTGTCTGCCATTATCCAAACACCTCCTTCGCTGTCTGTGTAACAATCTGCCGCAACTCATTCGCGGTCAGATACATGAATGGTCGGCTTGGCATTCCCTCTGTAAACCACCAATCGCCATTGTCGTCCTGATAAAACCATCCATATCTTTCATCTGAAATCTGATGTATAGTTTTTCCACTTGCATACTGCCACGAAACGCCATCCGGCAGTTTCCCTGGATAAGGATTTTGCTGTCCTACGGTTCCTGTTCCAAATTCAACAAACATTGCATGGTCCGTCCCGGCAACTACCGCCCATATCCCGCCTCCTTTGGTACTTCCCTTGTATTCTGAATGAATACTGGAAATCAATTCTGATGTGAATATTGCGTCAAGGTCAGCAATTTGTACTCTGGCAATCTCTACGCCCTTTTCCGCGAGTTTTTCTGCCAATAGCTGGCATTTATATGTCAAGCTGTTTTTATAGGCTCTAAGCTCTCGTATGGCGTTCTGAATAGACTTTTCAGACAGGCTCATTGTGATTACTTTCTTTCCCATGCCGCACCTACTTCACATTTTTTTGCAATAAGAACAAATCAACCGTCAATCCCTCGTCTGCGACACCTTTTACGATGTAATCAGCCGAATTTTCGTCAACGATTGTATTCTCTTCATCTTTGTACTTTACGTCTGATCGTTTCCATACCAAAGATCCGACGCTCAATGGAAGCTTTCCTTTGTCTTCTACGATCTGAACAAAATTTGTAGAGTTATCTACGCCAAATTCTTTTATAAGTGCTTCGCTCAACTTATTGCTGATTGAAGAATAAAAAACCACAGGCTTTTCATAACCTGTGGTATACTCTCCGGTTGTCTTCGGTATCTTGTTCCCGTCATCATCAAGGTAATAAATTACATTACCATCAGAATCCGTGTACGAAGAATATTCGATGTTACCATCATCATCCGTCACATATACCGGCACCTTGCCGCTTTGCTGCGAATAACTCATTTTTTGCTTATTGATCTCAAGCATTTCACTTCACATCCTTGCCGAACCGTTTCCACAGCTCAGAAAGCTTTTCCCATCCATACATTGCGACAAACGCAACAATAAATCCTGCAATAATAGCTGCCAAGATCATATACCATAAAATTGATGTCTGGATGTACTGCATGTATGCCACAAACGCAGCGACCGTGATTCCGATAGAAAGAACAAATACCAAAATGTCCGTTGGAATCTTAGAAAATACGCCTACACCTTTGATTACCTGTGTTACCACAGACACAACAAATGCCAGCGTACCAATAATCGCCAGAATAATTGTCATGTTAGCAATTACCGACTGTATAATATCCATGATTAAACCTCCTTTTCATCATTAAGACGGGTTTCTATTCCGTCAATTCTGTGATGAGCCGATTTCACACTTTCCTCCACCTTTATGATCCTGTTGTCATGAGAATTGATTTCTTTTCGCATCTCTGAAACTTCATTTTTGATCTCGGTCGTGTTGTTTGAAATGGCATCCAACTTCATGTTAATGCGTGTGTTCTCCCTCACGCGTTCTTCAAGATCCGTGTTGTCTGTCCTTTTGTTGCTCTTCAAGCCCATAAAGACGGAAAAACCAAGCGACAGCACGCTTATAATGATTGCTGTTGATATTTCAATCGTCAAATCATATACCGCCTTTCATTTTTATGGCACACCGCCCACCACCGCTCAATGTGTGCCGCCTGCTACGTTTTGCCGACGTCGGCAAAACGTAACGCACAATCTTCTAACCAGATGGAATCCCATACGGTTATAATGCTTTTACAAACGGAAATACTCCAACAAACAAGCTTTCCCTGTCTTTCCAGCTACGGCTTACGCCGTTTTCTGAATAACTTGCCATATAGGCTTCTCCTGCCTGTGAATGGTCGTACAAGGCTAAATTGACGATTACATCCTCAAACTGTTTCAAGTCTTCGGATATTTTTTCATCCGTGTAGCTTTCCGGGTAATTCCGCTTGCTTACCACTTCATTTCTTGCCTGCTTGATAAGCTGTTCGATGTAAGGATTATCTTCTTTCTGGTCGAACACGACAACATCAGAAGTAACACCATCTTCATCCGTAACGGTTTCAATATGAAATTGTTTCAGTCTGATTTTGACCTGCTCTAATGTTGTATATTCGTCCATTCTTCCCTACCTATAATCCGAACTGCTCGATCAAAATGCGTTTCAGTTCCGCTCCACTGATTTCTTCTGCACCCTCGATCCCATGTTCAGCGGCAAGTGCCTGTAAATCAGCAGTGCTCATTCTGTTAATCTCTGTCTTGGTGTACCCTCCGGAAGATTTCTCTCCCAGAACAATGTCCGGGATTTCATCTCCTGCTTTGTACCATTTTCCATTGCGCTTTACCGTGTATTCAGCAATCATACCGCACCTCCTACGCAACTTTCATGACAACAACGCTGTCCATGCCCTCAAAAGTAGGCAATCCGATCATTGACACAACGCAATGAGTGTTGATCGGATGATTTGTTGCGTATGTATACACCGAAATACCGGTTTCTACAATAGAAAGGTTTCCGTCTGTTAAACTTCCGCTTCTCTCTTCCGGTGTCTTTCCAAAGACATAATCTCCAAGGTACACGCCGGATGCCTGCGCTGAAATAACTCCTGTAGGAATAAAATATTTGGTGGCACCGTCTGCCGGGTCGATGTAAAGTTTGTCGTAAACTTCAATCCCGATGCCGTATCCTCTAAGATACTCTGTAACCTGCCCCTGCTGTAAACGAATACCTCCATTGTAAGCAGTAATTCCAAGCACCTGTTTCTTTGTGTCTTCTGCCTTAAGAACCATCTCCCACGTTTCTGTATTCATGCTAAAACGTGCAAGGGAATATCCGGTTTTCTTTGCAAACTCACGTTTAATCTCGATAAGGTCATCAAGTGGCGTTGCTGTTTCTGGTGCAGACCATTTATCAGTATCGCTTCCGGAAATATCCTTGTAATGATCTCTCTTGTGCGCCACTCCATTGTCCGAAGTATAATCAACATAGAAGCTCTTGCCACCAATTGTTACCTGTACTCTTGGAATACCATCAGATGGTGCTAATAACTGCCAAATCTGGCGTTCCGGCACTACTCTTGCGCCCTCAATCAGCATCATCGGTTTTTTGCTGATTTCTCTAAGCACCTGGTTTGCCATGTTGGAATTTTCTGCCGACTGGTAATTTGCATACTCCTGCTCTTCACGCTCTGTTACCATGTAAGATTCACGGTAGAAAGGCATCTCGTTCTGAATATCCGAAAATCCACCGACATCTCTTAACTCTGCCTGCGCATCAAAATTGGATGCCTTTAAGGATACCGGAAGACCGTTTTTCCCTTTGATAAATCTAAGTTCAAGGCTGTCCTGTTTTCTGGTTCCAAATTTCTGTCTACCTAAGTAAGGTGCAGAACCAAGCGTTTTTTCATAATTATTCCACATAACCACAAGACTTCTTGCGGTAAATGCTTCTGCTAATGGTAATGCCATTCTCTAATACCTCCATTTTTTAATCAAAAAAAGTAACACGCGGTGTTGCTGCTTTTGCAGTTGCTTCCACGGTCACTCCGTTCGCTGTTACCTTTGCGCTGTCAATAGAACCCTGATATACATAAGTTCCAGGCGCATCTCCCATTGTTACGTCAACATCTTCCAGAAGATACCCTTTGCAAGATTCGTCATTGCTTGGGAACGGTGTCCCTGCCTTTGCAATCTTCTTTCCGTTTGCATCGGCACTTGACACCATTGTCTGCAGAACGATACACGCCGCACCCTCATAAGGAAAGAATTTTAAAATTCCTTTACTCTGTGTAAAGTCTCTTTCAATCGGTTTTCCCATAATTTACCTCCTATAAAACATAATGGTCTTTGGCTTCTGCACTTTCTGCAGGTTTGCCAAAACTGATTTTTTCTGCGTTCTCTACGTCCGCAGTTTTTTTATTTTCTCCACCTGCAGTACCGCCGCCCGGATTTTCAGAATTATTTGCAATCTCCTGTTCCTTTGCCTGCGCTGCCGCGGTTTCCTTTTCGGCTGTAATCTTTCCAAGGGCGTCATAATCAAGGCTTCCATTATCCTTGACAACGGATTTTGCCTGCTCTGCATTGATTTTTAACTTTTCCATCAATGCTTCGCGCTGGTCTCTAATGGCGTTTTTCTTCTGCATATCTGCAATCTGCTGATTTGCTGTCTCTAACGCCTTGTTTGCTTTTTCAAGTTCCGTGAGGTTTCCTGCTTCCATTTCATCCAGCTTTTTCTGCAACTCATCTGCGCTGTCTGCCTTTGCCTTAAGCTCTGCTGTTTTTGCCTGTTCTCTCTGTACGGAACTGCCGTAATCAGCAATGATTTTTTCAACATTTTCCTCACTGATACCCATTGCAATTAACTCTTCTCTTTTCATTGATTACCTCCGATATGTCTTTACGAATTTTTGCGGTGCAACGACACCGAATGACACTGTTGATTTTTACGCTCACAACTTTGCGAATTTTTATAAAATAAAAACAGCCACCGATTACTCGGTAGCTGTCTTATTTTGCTGTTTATTTAATTGGTTTACAATTTCCTGTGCTTTTTGTTCCTGCTCTTCTGCATCATCAATGGTTTTCCACAACGCATCTATATATGGCTTAGACAAGAGGAATGTCTTTTCAGCATCTCCCCAAAGCCCCACCGTTTTAATGGCAATAAGAGGATGTATGCCGCACTCTAAAAGCTGATATAGTGTTTGCGACTTTGTATACATATTGTCTTGCGGGCTATGATTGATTTGCACATCAAAATCCCTTATTGACAATTTCAAATCATTGTCCTTAACGCGTATTACATTTAAGATAACTTTTGCAAGTCTTTTCTCCGCCGATTTCACGATTGGGTCTTTTAATTTTGCTCTTGTCTTTGAAAAATCCCAACCATTTCTCAACTCTACTGCGCCCTGTGTATCTCCGCCAGTGTTTCCCTGTTTGTTTGGTATAGCAAGAATTGATAAGGCATTGTCCCAAAGATCATCTTTTGCCACCTGGCACTGGCTCTGGTTAAGTTCCTGCGTCATAATCTCAACATCGGCTTTGTTATCCTTGTTATTGGACTTTACCGTCAAAGCATGGCTCATTTTCATCTCTTCAAACGTTTTTTGGTCGATTTCACAGTTCACAAACTTAACCCAGTACTGAACAAACTGCTCAATTCCATCCATTCTGTTTGACTGCATATTGTTAATGGCATCCAGAAGACCTATGACAAGCTCAATATCAGAAATTCTCTCATGATTATTTGGAAACTCAACAATAGGTATACTTCCAAATGCATGCAATTTCCATTCAGAAACTACTCCGTTTTGAAGTTTACATGAATAGTTGTCCGTATAGCACAGTTTGTACCATCTTCCATCTTCGTCTTTAAGCTCCTGCACCGCAACCACCGGTTCTTCCGTGCTCCGATTATAAATAACACACGTATTCATCGGAGTAGGGGCAACAATCTGAAATGGTATATCTCCATTTGCAAATCTCACAGCCTTGAAAGATGTTCCGGTTGCTGACTGCCATTCACCAGCTTTAATATCCTTTTCCTGCTTATTTGCGTCTACAAGATAGTCATTCAGCGCATCCACTGCCTTATTGATCACATCGTCATCTTTTCGACTGATAAACTGGATTGGCTCACCGTATGTCTGACCTACTTTGAACTGAACAATCTCATACGCATGATTTTCTACTATTTTGTTTGTAATATCAGCATTTTGTACCTTTAATCGGTATAAAATCGGCTGATCTCCTTTGTAATACCGCCATAGGTATTCTATGATGGTTTTGTTGTAATAATAATTTCCGATGCAGTCTCCAACCACCTTGACAATATTGTCTGCTGTGATGGTTTCAACATCAGTATATAAAATTTTTCGCCCATAACAGCCCTTAACAAGATCTTGGAGAGATTTATTATTCATAATTGGCTCCTAAATAAACGTCATCCCACTGGATGTTGACCGGATTGGAAGAGATTTTAATTCCGTCTTCCCATTCTCCGGATAAAAAACAACTTTCTTGTGACATTTCCTACATTCCACAGAAATGTTCATTGTTGAACGCCCATCGTGTGTGGCAACTTTTCTTCCGCAACGCGGGCAATATATTGTTTTTTGTGTATATACCATAAAGTCCTCTTTTCTTTGCAAAAGAAAAAGCACCGGAGATTTCTCTACGATGCTCGTTCAATGTGGGGGATGGTAAAGTGTTCAACTATTTGTTGACTTCTTCGATTATAACTATATCAGAAAAAAACCGGACATATCGGACAACTTTACTCTTTCATAAATCTATCGAACGCTTTTCTAACGCTGTCTTCTGTGTTATTGCCTCCTATTTGGTCGGCAACCTTATTCCAAGATTGATTTTCTAAAAATCTAAGGTTAATTATTCTTCTAATTCTGCTATCTTTTATATTTGCAATAAACTCTTCTACTTCATTTGTTTTTTCAAGAAGTTCGTTTTCCAAAATTTCGAGGGTGGTTTTTCTGGAATATAACAAGGTTTTTTTGTGCCTATATTCTGGCAATGGTATTCCTTCTATTTTAAAATGTTGGTTTCCACCATTTCCGCCAGAAACGCTATCAATAACCGTTCCTTCCTGCTCAATTTTTTCTATGTATTTTTCAAGCTTTTCAATTTTATTCCTTACTTCTTTTACTTCTTCTCTTAAATCTAAGTATTGATT